GTGTTCAATGGCTTTGTCGGTATTTATGGTGGGTATGAAAATAGAAGTTCCGGGCACAAACTTGCTCCAATCTATAACTATACGCACCCCGTCCGGGGATATATCAGCTATGTTTATCCGCGTCATCTTTAGCCCACGACATTTCTATAACACGTTGGAGGGGTAGGTCTAACTTGGTACCGCGCCCCAACCTAAGTCTAGTTTCCTTACCATGCAGTTGTTTTTCTATTAGTTCCTTTACGCTGTCAAAATGATGCCCCTTGGATACGCACCACTCCCGCAACGCAGCCGGTCTAACGTAGAATTTAGATACATCGTACTCATGCCTACCAACCCACTTGTACATGGGCGTACCATCCGGCGTTACTATGTTCTGCATATCCTCGTCCAGTACCCCCATGCTTTTCACGCGTAGTATGTTGCGGACGTGTTCGGCATAGAATTGCGCTATTACTTCGTGTACGTCTAACTTCATTTCTTCCAAATTATGACGGGACATCATAAGTTTGTTTATTATCCAGCCATACAGGTTATCTAAATCCCAGTCTATCAGCCCAAGTCTTTTTGCTATAGACAAACCCGTATAAACCGTAGCCGCTTGTGCAGACCAATGCCTATGCTGGGCTTCCAGATTAGCTTCTTTGATAATCTTGTTACGTATGCTGTTTACAAATTTCTCGGTGGCTTCGTACTTCTTTATGATTTTCTGTATGTACACTACACCGGCATGTCCGTAGTTTGCCGCCAAGTCAGAGTTCAACGCATTACCTATTATGGCCCCATCAGAACCAAACAACCGCTGGTGTACGGTAGCTTCCAGTACGCGTCCGGCTTCACCTTTAGGCATGGCTCGTTTACTACTTATCGTCTCAAGCAAACTACCGTTACCTGAAGTACCGCAGTTCAACCCCCATTCCTCGCCGCGATAGCGCTCTACGTTTGCCCCCTTATTTGAAAGCCGGTTTCGTTGTTGTCCGGCAGATATGGCGTAGGCAAAATCACTAGCTTCCTTTGCGGTATAATTAGATAACTCGTCTACATATAACGGTATGTTCTTGTAGACTTCGGCTCTGTTCCATGCGGAGTTAGCGGTATCATTACCTTGCAACACTAGCAACTTATGGTTGCCCCACACTGACGCGCCACCCCACATACCTGTGGTTTTACCGTGACCTGTCTCACTACTCATAACGTGGAATATACAGCCTGATATGTTCGGTATCATCGCCATCAAGGGCGAACCAAAACTCAAACCAAACATGTACTGATGTTCTTCAAAACCGGGTTTGTTGTAAAACTTGACGGTTTCTTTCCAGCCATCCAACGTGCCTTTGCTACCAAAATGGGGAAAATACTGAGCAGTTCTACTACCCGCAGGGTTCTTTTCTACACGGTCAGCAAATACTTCTCTATCTCCTATGACAAAAGACTTGTGGTCTGGTGTCCACCCAAATTGCGTACGTACATGTATAACGTCTTGTGTAGCTTTAAGTTTTTCAACCCACTTAATCATGTAATTTTGTAAATCCGATATGTTTTTAGGTATAAATGTTATGTCATTTAAGGCTATTTCTTTACGAAACTGCTCCAGTACAGCTAGTTGAGTAGCTTTAAGTACGAATCTATGTATACCATCTCGCGGAGTATGGTGTACAACCTCATAACACGGCCCACCCTCTGGCCCCGGCTCGTGCATACGTTTAGTTAAATACAAGTCTTGCTGGTAAATCGTTTCTGTGTCGGTATTGCCGTCCTTATCTCTTGTATACCTGCCAACACCACCCGTTGCTAATCTGAAATACGGCTCTGGGTATTCAGGAATGTCTATGCGTTGTGTTCTTACAGGTTCTACTATGTCTTCTTCGCCTTCAGCCATAGGCTGTATAACTTCTATGGGCACCTCTACCGAATTAGATTCGGCTTCCCGTAACTCCATACACAGCGAGATAGGCGATTTCATCTTAGCGTTTTTCTTATGTGGACATCCTTCACAACCTTTAGGATTGTTTGTTTCAAACGTAGTGCAATAGTGAGGGGAGTTTATAGACGCGGCTGTCTTTTCTGTTTCTTGTTCGCTGTAACCTTCATAGCCACATGATATGGCATGTATCGCGCTGTCTTTATCGTCACAATGTTTAGCTATAGACAATAAGTCAAGCCATAACTGATACCCAACTGAATTAGGTTCCAGCATTGCATCACGTACTTGCTTACAACCGCCGCCGCTAAGTGATGCCTTCAATAGTTTTATGAACGTCTTTTTATGGGTTTGCCCCATAGCGTTCTGCATATCTTTTTTGTCTAGTTCACTGTATTCGCGAACAGCAGGAACTGGTGTCAATGCCTCTGGCAGATTCTCGACAAACACGTTTATATCGACGTGGTTTTCGGTAAACGTAAGTATGCGCACATCAGAAGCGGGGTCTGATTTGAAATTATGCGTATTAGGTATACGTAGTATTCGGGCAGCGTCAGCAGTAACAACTGGGTCGGCTTCTAATCCAAACTGTACGCATGCCGATTTTAATCTTTCGGCAACGGGTAGCCATTCCTCCCTAGAGTAGCATTGCGACAAACTCCAATAGACGTGTACGCCACGCCCGGAGTTCACCATACTGGTTGGGTTGGGTAAATTAAAGTTACGGCAAAAAGCTAGTAGGGCTTTTAACGCCTCGGTCTGTGTGGCGTACGGTTTACCTTCACCACAATCTAAATCAAGAAATAACGCACGTATTTCTAGTACGTTATCAGCTTTGCGTGTTGTGCCTTCTTGGAACGTGCTTAGTGCGAAATAGGTATCGTGCCCGTTGCTGTCTAGGTTAGTAGCAATCTCGGCTATATCATCAATAGATTCGTAGAATTTCTGATGTTTAATTGTTTTATCTTTAATGCCTACTACGCAATATAATCCCTTCGGACTCAACACCGAATTAAAGAATTGTTTTGCATCCATATTCTGACCATACAAAAGAGAAACACGGGCACCACTAGGGTGCCCGTTGCAGTGGTTTTAATCATCAAACTCGTCTAGCAAATTAGCAAGGTCAACTTGTTCCGGCGGAGTTTCCGTATTTTTCTTGGATTTCTTCACGGTAGGTTCCGCAACAATTTCGTTTGCTTCAGCTTCCACCCCAGCAGACTCCTCAACCGCCGGGGGTAGGGGGGAGACTGTATCATTAGTCAACTGCTTTGTGCCAGTATCTTCTTTAGGTTTTACTGACATCGTGACTAACTTCTGTACATCCGGGTCTTTTTGTGCGTTTACCACTAAGGCTAGTTCTTCCTTGGATACCACACGTTCCGGCTTGAACAATAGCTTAGGCGTACTGCTATCAGTATCAAAACGTATTTCTGTAACTATGGATGCTAAGTAAGCGTTTTGAGTATTGAGCAGTTTAGCGTAGCTTTGTAGACCCATCTTCTTTTTGTCATCACCGAACACGCTGGTAGCGGGGAGGATAAGCAGGTAGATTTCGTTGCTACGTATCACGCCATCTTGGTCAGCCAGAAGCACCGCAATGCGCTGTTGGAACCTACACGCACGGCTTTCACCCTGCCCGGAACCCTTGATATTCTGCTTGCAATCGAAACAGGAGGCAGACTGCCTGTCAGTAACCAATACGTCCTCAGACGGAACGCCTTTAGTAGTATCAGCAGACCAGCATTTAGGGGGATTATTCTGCCCCGCTACGTACTGCCCCTCGTAGTAAGTCCTTGATATAGGTGAGGTTTTTACAATAACAGCTTTGAGGCTACGTTCTTCCAACTCAGCTATTTCGTTACCGTTGACCACCTTACGAAAGACACCACCACGGATACTCAAACGGCGCATACCACCAGAGGTTGCTACGTTTTCCGGTTCTAACTGCGCCAGCAACTCCTTATAGTCATCCGGCATGTTTTCGAACAGAGTGATTTGCGTACTCATATATCTTCGTCCTCGTTAAAATCTAGTTCTAATTGTTCTGTGATACCCTCGTCCTCGGAGTCAAAAAGTTCTTCCTCAAAGGACTGGACAATATCGTTTATGTGTGTTGGCATTTCTTCCTGCGGTACAGGCTCTTGCTTTAATCCCGCAACTACACTAGGGATATTAAAACGGTAGGTACTGCCAACCTTGATATAGCCAGTCTTGGCTATGTAGCCTTTCTGCACCCAAGTGCGCACGGTACTTACCTTTACCGATAGATACTTGGCTAGTTCGTCTATCGGGACATAGGTGTCGCTCATTTCTTTCTCCTTACGGTTACGGTGTATTCGCTATCGACATTCAATCCGGGCGGTAGCAAATCTGGGTTTTCCTCAAGGAACAGACGCATATTGCCTTGATGGATACGTTTCTCCATTAGGTCTACCGCGTCATGTTCGATAATAAACTTACCCATAGCCTCCCAATCGCCCGTCCAGTATTTAGTTTTGGTAGAGCGATAAAAGGTACCATGTTCGGTGCGCACTGATTCCACATTGTTTTCTTTGCAATGTGCTAGTAACGCGTCGTTTACTACCTTGAGTTTAGTATCTAGTTCGGCCAACTTAGCATTTAACTCGTTGGTCAACTGTGCTTTTTTGTCACGTATTTTTAAGTATACAGCGACAATGCGGTTAAGGTCTGCTTTTACATCAGACATTTCATCATCCTCCGGGCTTATTATGTTTTGTGTAATATAGTGCAGTATTATTTATAATTCAAGTACATCGTTATATAAATCTATCATTTTTGTATGTACATCTATTCTGTCGTCCAGAAGGCTATAGATTCGCTTCTCAACGCCGGAACCTTGTAATTGCACCACGGTACAGGGGTGCTTCTGACCTGACCTGTGAACGCGCGCATTCGCTTGTGCGTAAGTCTCTAGTGAGGATACCGGCCCCCACCATACAATCGTATTTGCCGCTGTTAGTGTTACCCCATGAGCCGCCGCTTGTGGTTGTATAATCAGGACTCGCGGGTCTTGTTCTTCTTGGAATCGTTTGAATATCTCGGTACGTTTTTGTGCAGACACATCTCCACGAATCACATCACTCGTGATCCCATCGCTAGTTAATTTTTCTTTAAGTAAATCAATGACATGCTTGAACGGCACAAAAATAAGAATTTTCTGGCTGGACTCGTCTATGACTTCCCGCAGTACCTTGTAGCGGTTCTTGATGTCAAACTCTACCGTCTCTCCGGTGTCGGTGTAGACAGCACCACAAGATATTTGTAGCAACTTGTTCATAACAACAGCGGCGTTAGCTGCCGTTATCTGTTCTCCCGCAGCTACGGAAATCATCTCTTTCTTTAACTCGTTGTAGTATTTCTTTTGCTGGGCGGTAAGTTCTACCTCACGCTTGGCATAGGTCATCTCCGGTAGGTCGAGGCATTGCTCCTTGGTAAAACGTATCGCTGGCTGTAGCGAATTAAACACAACTTCTATGGCGGTTGGTTTCGGCACCCATTTGAATTGGGTAACCTTGTACATCACCATCTCTCGGAACGCCCCGAAAAATCTAGGTACAGCTTTGGGGTTTACAAGTTTGGCTAACCCGTACGCGTCTACGGGGGATTGAGCCGCCGGTGTACCGGTCATCATCCAGAGCCAGATGTTGGGGTTTGTATTGAGAATATAATTAAGTATCTTCCAGCGTTTCGATTGCGCGTTTTTATAGTGGGTAGCTTCGTCAACAATGATAAGGTCGAACCCGCCGTTTGCTATCTCGTCCTTCACTATCTCCACACCATCGTAGTTTATGATTACGTATTCTGCGCTTCCGTTTATTATCTCTTGGCGTTTAGTCCGTGAACCATACGCTATGTCTACGGTACGGTGCATGGCAAAGTTAAACAGGTCAGCCCTCCATGCGGAATCCATAATCGACAACGGGCAGATAATCAAGACTCGGTTTACTTTACCTTCGTTCAGCAGGAAGTCAGATGCCCAGATAGCAGAACCCGTTTTCCCAGTTCCCTGCTCGTTGAAGCAGAAAGCCCGTGGATTCATAGTAAGGAAAGACGCGGTTGTTCTTTGATGGTCGAACGGTGCGTACCTTCCGGGCCAAGCGTATTTACCCAGTATTGGCGAGGGTACGTTGCGTATATTCAGGTTGTTTAGAACGCGGGACTCGTCTATACCCCACTTAACTAAAACATTGTTGTCGCCTAAATACTTACTGTTGGGTATAGCCATCGTTATTTTTTGTGGGTCACGAACCCGCAGGAGTAACCCCCTGTTGTCTACTACTCTCATCATTCTACCTTTTGGTTAGGATTTCTTCTTTTTACTACGTTCGCGTTTGCTAGTTTCTGAAACTAATTTGCCTTGCGAATCTCTACGGAAAGAACGGTTACTAGACTTGCTTTGTATCTTTACACCGTCAGCGTTCTTACCGCCGTTGCTCAATGCTTTCTTGTGTGACACATCCTTGCCTTCGCGTTTGTCAGCTTTACCGTTTTTGTTCCGGTCTACGCCATCCTTATCTATAGCGCGTCTAGCACGTTGGCGCTCCATACGGTCTGGATGTTCACCACGTTCTTTCTGCTGTTGGTATTCTTTTTTGTATGGTCTGGGTTTGTTTTTGTACGGCATTATGCCCTCCATTACTCAAAAAAATCTCTTGAGTCATTTATGTAATCTTCACGCTTCTTATAGGTTTTGTCTACCTTTGCGGGGGCGTAGTACAACTCGGCAAAAGTCACATAATCTACAGGTTCTTTATATTCTTTGAACGTATTTCTGTAAGTCACAACCCGCTTGGGTATTGAAAGATTAGTTTCTATAAACTCATTACCGTGGTCAGTTACTATCCAGTTCCCAGTCTTTTGTTTGTTTTGTGAAACTAAACCCCAAAACTTCATCTTTTGAAAATTGTTACGTTGGTTATATTCAAGTTCAAGGTCTTTCAGGTGAGCGTCTCCACCGGCATCGTATAATCTTTTTAATGCTTTTACTAAATGATGGTTGAGTACAAACGTATAATCAACCATCCTAGCCCCACAATTTGAACAAATATCGTCTCTATCTTCGTCTTGACCG